CTCTTGTCTCTATCGGATGGCAACCAGCCTGAACTGGCAGGGATCAGCCATGACTGGCCTCGATTGGAAACGACTGTCACGGATCATGCTGGATCGTTCGGTGCTGATGTGCAGGGATGGGCAGAACAGCATCTAGGGATAACGCTTATGCCTTGGCAGGTGCGCGCGCTTGACGGTCAGCTGGCTTATGACGAGCATGGTGAGCTGCTGCATCGGACGAGCCTTGTTTCGACTGCCAGACAGAACGGCAAGACCGTTGCTCTAGGTAGTCTCGTCGGCTGGTGGCTGACAGAGATGCCCAAAATACGGGGCAAGAAGCAGACCGTCCTAACGACTGCTAACAGGCTTGACTTGGCGATTACATTGTTTGATGAGATAGCCCCAGTGCTCGAGGCGCGCTTCGGTGCATCCTGTGTTAAGGCTTACGGTCGAAACTCGGTAACAATGCCAGACGGCAGCAAGTGGACAGTCAGGGCGGCAAAGCCTTCGGTCGGTCACGGCACAAGCAACGATCTGATCGTGGCAGACGAAATCTGGGACATGTCGCAGCTCGCTATAGACGGCGGCCTAATCCCATCTATGCGCGCACGAAAATCACCGCTTCTCAGCTGCTGGTCAACTGCTGGCACTGAGGCATCAACCGCTTTCTTGCGCTGGCGTGAACAAGGCCTGCGCGCCATAGACCGTGGAGAACGATCGTCGCTGTACTTTGCCGAGTGGTCGCCGCCGCCTGATCTTGACCCGATGAACCCTGCCGCGTGGGCTTACGGCAACCCTGCGCTCGGTCACACTTTGAAACTGTCAACGATCGAGGCCGAGTCTCAGAACCCTGACCGCGCCCAATTCTTACGGGCATCAGTAAATCTGTGGGTGGCTTCCGATCGCGGCTGGATACCGCCGGGTGTCTGGCCTGCACTCGAGCATGAAAGCGACATACCAAAAGGCGGCATCGTTGCCATTGAGACCAGCATGGACGACTCGCGGTACTTCGGCCTACGCGCCGTAGCGCTACCTGACCGCCGCATTGTTGTGACCGTGGCCTTCGTCGTGGACAGTTTTGCAGCTCTCTTGCTTGAGGTCGACAGGCTGACCGCTGACGGCTGCAAGTTTGCTATCTCACCGAGCATCGACATCCAGTGGCCTCGACACCTAGAGACCAAAAAGGTCATTGTCGGCTACGGCGAAATACTTAAATACACCCCCACAGTAAGAAACTTGATAGCAGAAAAAATGCTGCTACATGACGGCTCAACCCAGTTGGCTGAACATGTGCAGCGCGCTGTCGCTGTCCGATCGCAAGGCTCTGTCGCGGTGTCATCTCAAAGATCACCCGGGCCAATCGAGTTGTGTCGCTGCATGATCTGGGCAGCTGCTCTTTGCTCGAGACCATCTGTGTCGGGTAAGCCGATGCTGGTCACTGTTAGTCAGTAACATACCCTCGGCACTCGGTCGAAGTACCTAGCCTTTCGTCGGGAACTGATTAGGCCGATCGAGTGCCACCATCACAGCGCTTGCATCTGTAATGTTGTGGCATGGGATTATTTGACCGCAAAGTAAGCAAGGCCGCCATCAGTCCAGCGCCTGCTAAAGCGGCAGCTGCTGGTGCAATGAGTCCAGGCTATAACAGCAGCAATGTTGGCAAGAACATGATCGGTCAGTACTACACCTACCGCGAGGGTGAACTGCGCGCGGCGGCAATCTCAATCCCAGCAATCTCACGCGCGCGCGATCTACTTGCATCAGTAATCGGCTGCATGCCATTGCAGATGTACAACGAAATGTGGAACGGCGAAGAAATGGAACGCGTTTATATTGCGCCGCGCACTTGGTTGCGTCGACCAGATCCGACCGTGCCTTACAACTTCCTAATGAGTTGGACTTTTGACGACTTGTATTTTTATGGGCGCGCATTCTGGTACATCACCAGCCGAACCGCAGACGGCTTCCCAGCAACCTTTACTCGACTACCAGCAGGCTCAGTTACCACAACAGACATGGCTGGCCCCGTATGGTTCGCACCATCATCGCAAGTTTATTTTCAAGGCGGAGAGATCGACCCTAAGAACTTGATCCAGTTCTTGTCGCCAACCCAAGGCATGGTCTATTCATCGCAAGCCGCCATTGAGACCGCAATCAAAATCCAAGATGCTCGAGCGCGCAATGCTTCATCGTCGATCCCTGCTGGTGTGTTAAAGCAAACTGGTGGCGAACCCTTAAGCGCACAAGAACTAGCCGATCTTGCAGCTGCATTTAACCAAGCGCGCGCAACCAATCAGACCGCCGCGCTAAACGAGTTCCTATCTTACGAACCGACAACAATGTCGCCAGACAAAATGCTGCTCATCGAGTCAGCAAACTACAGCGCACTAGAAACTGGTGGACGGATCGGCAATGTTCCGCCATACCTGATCGGCGTATCGACCGGGTCATACTCGTACCAGTCATCACAACAAGCGCGCATGGACTTACTCTTTTTTGGTGTGAAACTTTATGCCGACGCAATAGCAGAAACATTGTCAATGAACAATGTGCTGCCGAACGGCACTTTCGTTGCCTTCGATTACGAGTCATACCTTGAAGAGAATTATTTAGCAGACAAAATGGAAACACCAATATCAGAAAACACGCAAGAGGAGATCGCAAACTCATGATCAGATTCACAGCACCATCCGTCAGCATCGACGCAGCAGCAGGCGACGGCACACCATCACGAACTATCACAGGCATCGCCGTGCCATACGGTGTGGCAGCAACTGTCTCGGACGGTACAGCCGTAACCTTTGAGCAGGGCAGCCTGCCAGTTGAGGGTAAAGCCCCACGGCTCTACATGAACCACGACAGCAATCAGGCCATCGGCATTGTTACCGAGCGCGTCGATACCGCTGAGGGCATGTTGTTTAGTGCCAAGATCAGCAAGACCGCCGCAGGCGACGAGGCTTTGCAGCTCGCCCTTGACGGTGTTCTTGACTCGGTATCTGTTGGCGTAAACCCAACAAAGACTCGAGCAAACGAAGACGGCTCAATCACCGTCCTTGCTGCCGACTGGATCGAGTTGTCCATGGTGCCAGTTCCAGCCTTCGCTGGCGCAGTCATCACAGATATTGCTGCCAGTATCCACCACGAACCCGAAGAGACCGACAATAATGAAATACAAGAACCCACAGAGGAGACAGAACCCATGTCAGAAGTAACAGTCCCAGCAGTCGAGGCAACCATTCCAACCGCTGCAATTCCAGCACAACCTAAGCGCGAGTTTAAGTTGCCAAGCGCAGGCGAGTTCATGGCTGCCTACCACATCGGTGGCGACACTTTCCACAACATGAACAAAGCAGTAGCAGAGTTCTCCGCATCACAGCGCACCGCATTGCAAGCAGCAGCTGGCGATGTACTTACGAGCGACACCCCGGGTCTCTTGCCAGTTCCAGTTCTTGGCCCATTGGTACAAGACCTAAACTTCTTGCGCCCAGTCGTTGAGGCCGTAGGCGCTCGCGCTTATCCAGATGGCGGAAGGTCAAAGACTTTCACTCGTCCAACAATTACTACGCACACAAGCGTTGCAACACAGTCCACTGAATTGTCGGCAGTTTCGGCAACCACAATGGTCATTGCCGCAAACTCGGTCACAAAAACTACGCTGGCTGGCCAAGTGAGTTTGAGTGCTCAAGATATTTCGTTTACCAACCCCGAGGCAATGGGACTCATCTTGAATGACTTGATGGGCGAATACATGATTGCATCCGACAACCTTGCAGCAGACAACCTGCTTACCGCAGCAAACTCATCTGGTGTGTGGGACGGAACAGTTGCCGACTTGCTCAAGTCTGTATATGACGCAGCAAACGATGTCTCGAGCAACCGCAACTGGATGCCAACACACATGTTCGTGTCCGTTGATGTTTGGTCACAACTTGGTCAGCTCGTTGACACAACGAATCGCCCAATCTTCCCATTCATCGGTGCAGGCCTTACAGGTCAAAACGCACTGGGCGGCGGAAGTGCAACATCGTGGAACGGTACGCCACTTGGCTTGCAGCTTGTAGTTGACAGCAACTTTGCTGCAAAGACCATGATTATCACCCGTGTTGGTCAAGGCCAAGGCGATGCTTACGAGTTCTACGAGTCCATTCAGGGCCTGTTGAGCGTTGACACGCCATCTACTTTGGGCAAAACCATGAGTTTCCATGGCTATGTTTCAACTTTTGCTGCAATCGGTGGAATGATCCGCAAGATCACACAGGCCTAGTCGAGAGCGGAGCATCCGCTCATGGCTGTTTACAGCGTTACACAAAAGTATTTAATTGACGATTACGCCGTACTGCAACTTC